ATAATAAAAATTGATTTTTTACATCTTTATAAAAAGATGTAAATACAAATATATCATATACATCATATCATGTCAAAATCAGAACAAGACATGGACGTTTTGAAAGACCTTCCTGAAGAAGAAGAAGAAGAAGAAGAGGAAGAAGAAGAAGAAGAAGAAGAAGAAGAGGATGAAGACGTTTCACCAACAAAATTAACAAAATCACAACGCCGTGCGATGATGAGTGGAAATGAAGATGAAGATGAGGAAGAGGAGGAGGATGACGAAGACGAGGAGGAAGATTTTACGAGTGAGGCGATTTCTTCTGAAAAACCTTTAGGGTTGACTTCCAACTCCATGATGAATTTTGCCTTTGATGATATGGAAGAAGAAGAAGAGGACGAAGAAGAGGAAGAAGACGAATTATATTTACAAAAATTTGATGAAAATCTGAAAAAAAATATCATTCAAGAACATCATCCTGAAATGATGGCACAAAATTTTGATGAAATTGAAGTATTATCGCGCGTGGTTCGTAATCAATATGGAAACATCATTGATCCATTACATCAATCAGTTCCATTTGTTACAAAATATGAAAAGGCGCGTATTTTAGGTGAACGTGCGAGACAAATAAATGCAGGTGCACAACCATTTGTTACAGTTGATATTGGGGTTATTGACGGATATTTGATAGCACATCAGGAATTTTTAGAAAAAAAAATACCTTATATTTTAAAACGACCTATTTCTGGTACTTATATTGAATATTGGAAACTTTCTGATTTAGAAATAATATAAATTTAGTCATAGAGATGAAAGCCTTCTGAATAATTTTCCGGCAATATAACATTTTTTTTGTAAAATTTACAAATATAACAAAAATAAACAATAAATGATGTATACCGACGAAACAAATGTCAACCAATTTTCCTTGGTTGTATCTATGTGCAATTGGTTATATATGTTTTCATTGTAAAAATGTCTTATATATAACAAATAAATCACATAGATGGCGATAAATCCAACCAATACATACGTCGGTAATAAATGACTTCGTAAATGTATGAATATAAGATTGACAATGGTACCACATATTACAAAATTCACGAAAATTCTCATTTGAAATTCAGACAGAAATGGTAACAATTGGTGTACATCATAAATATCAAATTTATCCGGTTTATTGTTACTGTCAACTATTGTTAAAATACAATTACCATTGAAAATAAACCATGATAAAATAGTTACAAAAGTTATTGTATAATACAAAACATCACCATGGATGTGGTATCCGTAGCAGAGCGGAGGATAACCACGCATATTCTGAAGGACTCCTATGTCGTCCTTCAGAATATGGTAATATTTGGATGATTGGTAAACAAATATATATCCAAACATATACAACATCAATAACAAATGAAAGATTGAACCCAAAATCATATACAAAAATCCAAACTATACAATACATGCATAAAACCAAATAGAAAATTGATTTTATGAAATAGATAAACACAAGGATAGAACATCACTTATATACAATTTGAACATGTCCAAAATTATTAAAGTACGTAAACCACGCACCACCAAGACTTCTTCTGTGAAGTCCGTCGCTGTAGACGATACGGCACAGAAGCCATCTGACCAAGACAACTTAGGTAAGTATATTGATTGTGATAAAAATCCACTGGATAATTTAGAGCAAATACATGCACTGGTTTCTGATAAAATCGGTTCATTGTTACACTCGGATGAACACGTTTGTAAAACGGAAGCATTTGAATCAATGGTGGAAGATATTATGAAAAATCGTCCAGAAACAAAACAATCTCTACCAGATGATGTCGGGAACGTAACGGAGACTTCGGAAAAATCATCCGAAGTAGGAGTATTGGATCATTTAGGAGATTATGTGGAAGAACCGTTTACCATCATTGAATCTTATTTTCAGGGACAACATTTAGACCGATTGGTTCGTCACCAAATTGAATCATACAATCATTTCATTACGTACCAAATGCAAAAAACAATTCAAATGTTCAATCCAGTATACATCAAGTCTGAAAATGATTATGTGGAAGAACAAGAAAAATATTTGTTGGAAATATCCATTTCTTTTCAAAATTTCAAATTATACTCACCACAAATTTATGAAAACAATGGTGCGACCAAGACCATGTATCCCCAAGAAGCGAAATTACGAAATTTCACGTATGCGTCTACCATGACCGTGGACATCAAAATTGACTACATCATACGCAACACGGAATCCATGGATAATCCAAGAATTATCACGAAAATTTTACAAAAAATAAACATTGGTAAAATGCCCATTATGTTGAAATCCGCGATTTGTGTATTGACACAAAACAAATCCGTAGACCCGGTTTATATGGGTGAATGCCCTATGGATTGTGGTGGATATTTCATTATCAAAGGTTCAGAAAAAACGGTCTTGGGTCAAGAACGTGCGGCCGAAAATCGTGTATATTGTTTTGATGGTAAAAATACGACAAAATGGAGTTGGTTTGCGGAAATCAAATCTATTCCCGATTTTAAATGTATTTCACCAAAACAAATAGAAATGATGATTGCGAGTAAAAACAACGGTTTTGGACACGGAATCTATATGAACATTCCTCGTATCAAACAACCCATTGAACTGTTTGTAGTATTTCGTGCACTGGGAGTTATGAGTGACAAGGCGATTTGTGAATATATTTTGTTAGATATTGCCGCAGAATCCAGTGAACAACGGCAAATATTGGATTACCTGCAAGCATCGGTCATTGATTCCAACAAATACATGACCAAAGAAGATGCCTTGCGTCATATTACGTCAGCAGTCGCATATACTCCTATCAACATGGACAAAGAAAAAGGTGCACGTAAAAAACAGGAATTTACCAACGATGTGTTGAACAATGACATGTTTCCTCATTGCAAAACACTTACCCAAAAATTGTACATGTTGGGTTACATGTGTCAAAAATTAATCAAAACCAGTTTGGGATGGATTCCTCCCAATGACCGTGATTCCTATGTGAACAAACGCATTGAATTGACAGGAACCTTGCTAAACAATTTGTTTCGTAATTATTTCAACAAACTGGTCAAAGAAATGCAAAAACAGGTCGTACGTGAAATTAACAACGGTTCCTGGCGTTCTATGGACAATTATGAAAATATCATCAACATGACGAATATCTACAAAATCATGAAATCTACTACCATAGAAAATGGTATCAATCGCGCCTTGGCTACGGGAGATTTCAGTATCAAACAATCCAATAGTAGCAAGGTAGGGGTGGCACAAGTGCTGAGTCGGTTGACCTATTTGTCCAGTTTAAGTCATTCACGTCGTATCAATACTCCTTTGGAAAAAAGCGGTGAATTAATTGCTCCTCGTAAGTTACATAATACCACCTGGGGTTTCTTATGTTTGACTGGTGATACGGAAGTGTTGATGTCTAATCGTATAGATATGAAAAAAATCAAAGACATCCGAGATGGCGACTGGGTAAATACGGTGAATCGTACCACACTTCAAGATGAGTCATCACCTATGTTCAATTTCTTCGGTAAAATGCCAGATAAATTGTTTGAAATCACTACCATTAGTGGAAGAACTATCAAGGCTACTGCCGAACATCCGTTTTTGGTAAATAAAGGTGATGGAAAATATGAAATGGTGGATTTATGTGACTTGCGTGTCGGTGATAATATGGTCATTCATCATATGGTAAAAATGATTCCCGATGAGAATATTACTCCTGTGTATATTCTCCAATCAGATGTATTGGAGATTTACCGTAAGGAATTGTTGGAACGTAATCTATTAAACAATTTCATTCCACTCTTTAAACTAAAAATAATTGCACGTTTGATTGGAGCACAATTCTTTGGTTCTTCCAAATATTTACAAACGGAAGAGGACGCTCATCAATTGGCAAATGATATTACACAGTTAGGATTTGGTGATATAGTTCATGTTATAAAAACAATGGATCAAAAATATAAAGTTATATTAATTAATGATAGCTCATGTTATGAATATTTTATGAGTTGGGTAGGAGGAGATCCATTTACATTACCTGCATGGTTACTCACTGCAGAGCGTTCCATCAAACGTGAGTTCTTATCTGCCTTTCTCGGTAGAGGGTTGTCTCATAGTTTCAGTAATACATTGTATACGGACAAACGTGTATATATGCAACACGTTACGGATATGTTAAGTGAATTTAATATTCAGTGTCATATTAAATATTTACCATCTCCACCAAACCTACGGTTTTCCGGAGATGGCTCCGAACCTCCAACCCTTCAGGTTTCCGGTACGTCGTCTCTGTTCACACCGAATCTAATAACCACCGCCGATGTTGTGATAGATAATGATAGTTTGGAAAAGTATTATGACACCATCGGGTTTACGTACTGCGAAAAAAATCGTCGTCAAATGGTAGAAACCATTGAATTGCTCAAAATACGCGCATTTTACAAACAAGACATGACACCTCCAGTCAATTGGTCGGTGAACGGTTGTGTCAGTGTACCTATCCTTTCCATTCGCGAGATTGAACCAGAAATGGTATATGATTTCACTACTTACAGTGAAAACCATTCGTTTGTCTCTCAGGGGTTTGTCGTGTCAAATTGCGCATGTGAAACTCCAGAGGGGCAGTCCATTGGTGTAGTGAAGAATATTAGTTACATGGCACATATTACCATTCCTACCAACAGTTCATCCTTGTACGATTACATATTACCGCATGTATATAAATTGGAAGATATGACGAGTCCAAAGGAAGCCTTTGGAAAAGTGCGAGTCTTTATCAACGGTGCATGGGTAGGTGTTACGGAACAACCCGAAGAATTGTATAGGGAAATTAAACAGAAAAAATACAACGGCATTATCAACATTTATACTTCAGTCATCTTTGATTGCAAAAGTATGGAAATTCGTGTATGCAATGACGGTGGACGATTGACACGACCTGTACTAAAAGTACGAGACCAAAAAGCATTGA